ATAGCTTTTCGTGCTTCAACTTGATTTGTCATCGCTTGTAGCTGTGCTTGTAGCTGTGGATTAGTCGCTGCTTGTTGTTGCATCATCATCATCTGCTGCATTTGCTCTCTAAACTCTAATTGTACCTGTTCTTGTGCCATCAAACTAATATGCTCCAAAATATTTTTTTGTATTGCTGCCATTACAGCCGGATTATTTCTTACAATGTTAGTAGACATAAAATTTAAGTGAGCTGTGATGTGTGCTCTGTGATCTTGACCAGGGAAAGCTTGAAAAGGTTTGCCACCTAAAGCATTTATGTGTTCTAAACTTGGATCCATCGGTGCCATTGGTGCTGGTGGTGGTAAAACTGCATCAACATCTTTTACACCAATTGCATTGTACATGTTTCTATAGATTTGATACATATTATGTAATTGTGGATTTGATGTTGCAATCTGCAACTGAGTTTGTGCAAGTGTAATTCTTTGAGACATAGAAAATATATTAGGATCTGCAATTGGTACAACATCTACTCTATCATCGAAGTCTGCTTGTTTTATATTTCTTACTCCACCTACAACATCGTAAGGATATTCTGGTGGTAAATATTGTGCAACAATTTTAGATAATAATTTAAATTCATTTTTCATTGCTGCGTAACATCTTTTATGAATAGCTGACATTACTCTTGAACCACGTTCTAATAATGCAATTGTAGTTCCAACAGCTGCACCTTGGTTTCCATCACCAACTTGCATGTCAGCAATAGCCGCGAATCTTTGACCCGCACCAACTACAACACCCATTAATTGTAATAATGTTTGAGAAGGTTCTTTATATGGTAAAGGAAAGAATGCATCTCTTAAATTACCACCGGGTGCATCTACATCTTTAAACTCACCTGGTTGTATCGGTGATGCTTCATCTCTAACTCTTACACCTCTTTGTTTAAATCCTGCTGGCAGGTTTGATAATGTTCCTGCATCTAATAATTGACGGAGAGCCGCCGTTGCCGTACGACTCAATCCGCCAATCATGTGAATGAGTCCAAAGCCATAAAATCCTAGTCCTGGCAGAAATTTGAAGTGGACAAAATATTGAATTTTATTTTTCTTTAGATCATCGGGCGCGTAGTTTCGTCTAATAGACAAAACTTTCCTATTGCCTTCTTCTACAGTTACTATGTAGGGCAATTTTATTCCAGTCGGCTCACCTTGAGCATCGACTTCTTCGAAACCTTCTAAGTCTAAATTAACATGACACTCTAACAAAGTATAAACAGGTTCGTTCTTTCCTGTTTTTTTTGTGCCATCTAATTCACGTTCTTTTTTTTCTAGTTCTCCATTACTATCTGTACCTGGAGGACCTAATTCTACATCTCTGTAGAAACCACTGACTTGTTGTTTTCGTAATTCGTTTTCAGAAATTTTTACGGTATGAATAACTGCCTCCGCATCGTCTAATGAGGTAGCCGTATACGGGACAATTAATTCATCTGCAGGTACAAACTTAGATACTGCTCGTCCCATTGGTACGTCATAGTATATTTTTTTAAAAGTTGATCCTGCTAATGGTAAATGAAATAACATAGAATCGAACTCTGATTCATACTCTTTCATTTGATCCATAATTAAGTAATTCATAAAATCTTTAACACGAGTCGCTTGTTGTTCTGTCTGTGGATTTTTAATTCCTATGACCTGTGTTCTAACTGGTCCGTCTGCCGGTAATAATTCTTTGTAAGCTTGTGCTTGAAACTGAGTAACAGCTTCTGCAAGAACTGGGTGAGTTGCACCACTAGCTCCTTGAAAAGGTTCTGTTCTATTTTCGTATTTGAAACCTAAAAGATCTAATCCAGTTGTGTAGGCATTCTCCCATTCTTTTCTAGAAGATTTGTAATCCATGTAGTTTTGAACCATCTCGTTTCCAATTGGCTCTAAAACATCATCAGGTAAAAGTTCTGATAGGTTATCAAAGTGTGATTCTGTTCCTGGTACGTTGATTGATCCCGGTTCGTAATCTAAAGTTACGCCACCATCTTCTTCTGGTATGACCTCAATTGGTCCTTTTTCTTCTACTGGTTCCTGAACAGCAACATCTAATAATTCCTCTTCTGAAGGAATCTCAAGTTTGTTTCTAGTGTTCGGGAGTCCTTTATCTATATCTGCCATTTAATACTCCTATATTTTAATACCACGTTTTAATAGTCCTGGCAACCCTTGTGGATTAGGTCCTGATACTGGTGCTGGACCTGATGATACACCAGCTAATTTAGCTATACCACCACCTGCAAAATAATTTTCATAATATTCTTCCATTTGACTAGGATTCATAGTTGTACCCATAACAGGGTGATAGTTTTGTTTTACAATATTCATATCAAGTGCACGTTGATTTTTTTCTTCTTCACTCATTGCTGATAGTTTTGCAGCATCTGATGTTGGTTCAAATATACTTCCTATAAAAGGAATTTTTTGTGCTGCTCTTACATAAGGTCTTGTGATTGAAGATAGATCAATATCTTTATTTATTCCAGGAATTAATGATGTAGGTACACTTAGTCCAGTCTCCATTAAATTTTGTGGTAAGAAACTTTTTATTGGATTTAGAATAGTTGATGTAAAATCACTACCCATTGTGCCTTGATCTGGATACACTCTATTTTTTCTATCAGGTAAAGTTTTATTATATTGTTTACGAGCAAGATATTCAACAGCACTATTGTAGTCTTTAAATAAATCATCAAAGTTTTCTAAAGATTTTATTTTGGTTGCTTGATTTTTATATTGATTTTCTAAATCAGAAATTTTATTTTGTTGCTGTTGAATATCGAATTCTCCTGATAACCCTGGTCCATCACCTCCACTTCCAATATCTTGAGTAATAGAACTCATTTGAGTTAATAATGATTTTTCTTTTTCTATGCTTTTTTCAAGATCTAGTATAGTTTTTAATTCTTGAAACCCTGTAGTGTTAACACCAATTTCACTTCCAGCATTTGTAAGATCTGTCATTCTCGCTTTGTCAACCTCTCCTGCAAGACCAAAACTAGCGTCTCTTTGTGCAATCTCTAAAGCTGTAGCGGGAGGTGTCCCTTTAGATATTTCGTTATTATAAGTTCCAAATGCAAAAGCTGCTTCAATCGCTGCTCCAATTGGTCCACCTAATGCTGTGAATGCTTTTCTAAATTGTCTAACACCTGGAATTTTTACAAGCTCGTTTGCAATTTGATTAACTGGAAAACCTGAGCCTAAAAGAATTTCAACTTTTCTTGCAGATTCTGGATTACTTTCTTTTAAAATTTTTAGTGTCATCTCTAATTGAGACTGATTAAATTTTTTTCCTTTAACTAAAATATCTTTTTGAAGAGGTACTGTTCCTTGTATAATTTCATCAATAACATTTTGAGCTTTAGGATTAAATACTTCTTTGTTTAACTCGTTTAAAATTAATTTTTTTGTTTTAGCATCAAATGTTTTATTTCTATTTAAAGCAGATAAAGCAGAATTAATTCTTTGTGATGCAATTTTAATATCATTAAAAGGGCGTTCAGCTACACCTCTTGCATGTTCAATAGCATAGGGGTTTCCAAAATTATCAAACCCTGTTTGATATACTTCAGACATTAATTTACCAAAACTAATTTTTGCACCTTTAGGGTTACGTGGATCTGAAACTTTAGTTGAAAGTAAATTATCATATGTATCTTTTGCTTGAAATACTTCATCAAACATTCCTGATGATCCTGTGCCTTTAGACCATTTCATGTTGTCAGCATCTATTTTTGCCATGTCCCATTTAGTAGAGCGAGGGTCTGTCGAGTCTATAAAGTAAACACTATTTGGTTTTAAAACCCTAAAGCCATTTTTATTTTTAGGAAGAGTATTCCAATCAACAGGCTTATTAGTTTTCTTATCATAAAATTGTACTGTGCCTTCGCCTGTTTTATTTAATTGATGATAGTTAAAATTTCTAAGTGCATAATCAAATACATTTTTGTTAGCTCTATTTGATAATTTAATATCAGAAGTCCAACTGATATTACCTTTCATTCTATAGTCAGCGTTTTCTATTATTTGATTTAAAGTTCTACCTTCACCTTGTGTAAATAAATTACCTCTTCTAGCAAATTCTAATTGGTCAAAGTATTTATTAAAAGCATCATTACTATTTAAACCTTTTCGAATACCAGCTGTATTTACTCCTGTTAAATCATGAATAACTTTTCTTAAAAGGCTTCCTTCTGCTGCCATTGTTTTACTTAAATTTTTAGGAAGTTTTAACTCCACATCGTTGTCTAATAAATAGTCAAAAGCTTTACTTGCTTTTACGGCCTGTGAATCTAACGCATCAATATATTTTCTATATGCTTTAGTATTAATAACAGGAGAAATAGATATTTTTTTTTGAATATCCATCCAAGGTACATATTTAAAGTTATTATTAGCTTGACCAATTAATACATTTAATAGTTCACTTTTTTTAACACCTGTATTTATAACTTTATATTCGGGAGCTAAACTTTGATAAAAACCAACAGATGCGTGTTTTAATTTTTTACTTTCTAAAAAAGATTTCCATGCTGGAGTTTTAGACATGTCTCCTTTATTAAAATCTTTTAAAACTTTTTTATTAAAATCATTAGATAATTTAGTTATCTCATCTGTCCATTTAGTTTGTTTAATTTTTGTTTTTGTAGAAACAGAATCTTTAAAAGCTTTGTCTGCTGCTTTAGCTTCTTTTTCATTATCAAAAGTTTGAGCATAACCATTTTTTTTTGCCCAATCACTATAAGTAACATCACCTCTTTTATTTGTGACTCTAAATTTATCATTTCTTTTATCTACAGAGTACCCAGGTCTACGACCATCGTCACTGGGTTGTACCAACATACCACCACCTGCTTTTTCTGTTCTTGGGTTAGCTCTGTTAAATCTGTTAATAGCTTCTATTGTTTCAACGTCTGGTTTAACTGGTGGTTGAGCAATTTTATCTGCAAATGTAACATCAGGAAGTTCTGGGTTAGCTTTCTTTGCCCGAGTCAGATACTTCATCATCTGTGCGTATTTTAATGGGTTCATTATTCCCCTAACATTCTAGCGATACCGCCACCTGCTTTTTTAATTGATGGTGCTTGTTCACTAGCTTCGTCTATAATTTTTTTAATTTCTGTTTCTTCAATACCATCTGCGTAGTCTGCTGCATTATATTCATCTTTATAAATTCTAGAGTTAGTTTCTGTAACTTCTTCATACTCATCAGGAGTTCTAATTGCTTTACCATCTTTACCTTGGACAATCTCACCTTTTCTAAGTTCCATCATCTGTACTTCAGTAATCATTTCATCACCTTCTTTATTTACTTTTTTAATAATTGTATCTCCAGATGTTACATCTTGTTCTAATATGTAATCTGATTTACCATCTTTAGATTTCATAATCTTAGCTACTGTTCTATCGTTTGTAGGCATAGTATCTGTACCAAACTGTTTAATTTTATTTGCAAGCTCAAAGAAATAAGGAGGAGGTGTAGTTGTTGATTTTACAACTTCTTTTGCCGCTTGTTTAGTTGCGCCTTTACCAAGTCCAGTAAATATTCCAGATTTCGCTGCACCGATTGTTGCACCAACGCCACCCATAAGTTTCATGAATGCACGCTTCGTCATACCTGCTTTCAAACCAATACGTCCGCCATCAGCAAAAGATTTTCTAAGAACAAGTTGTATGTTTTCAAAATCTTTATCTGTTTTAATTTGAAACTTTTCACCTTTAGGATCTCCTATACCTAAGATAAAATTAACAGCATCTTCTTTTCCTATAGTATCTTTAAAAAGAGTATCACCCTCTGGAGTAACAACATCTATTTTAACTTTACCTTTATCTAATTCAGCACCACCAAAAAATTTATCTCCTTCGAGTAAACCAGTAATTCCATAGTTTAAATCTCTTTCAGAAATTTTTATACCAGGGCCGACTTCTTGTTCACTCTGCATACCACTAGCTCTTGGATATAATTTTATGTCTGGTGTACCCTCTGCATAACCAATACGTCCACCATCTGCTCTCATTTCTTTTCTGTTTAACATTTGTATAAGTTCATTAACGCTTTCATTACCTTTTAATTTTTTACCTAAAAATAATTCTGCTGCTGAATAATTTATTCCACCATCTTTTGTTTTAATTCTTGAAATTAATTCTGCTGCTTTTAGTCCTGCAGGCATGTCTGCGAAGTCATCATACATACCATAACCACCAATACCACCTGTATCTCTAGATCTAATAAATGGTTCAAGATCTTTTTTATCTACGTTTTCTAAAAAATCTAAATCAATTGGACCTTTTCTAAATCTTTCTACATCAAATTTTGGTTTAGGTTTTGGTTTTAATAATTCTAAAAATCTTTTACCAAGTCCTGCTTTAAATCCTGCACGTCCACCTGTTGCAAAGTCTTCTGGGTCAGGTATATCTCTTTTTTGATCAGCTAATCCTTCAAGTGCTTCATCGTAAATATCCATTTGTTGTTTTTGATCTAAATCATAAAAGTCTTTACCAAATCTTTTTTCTGCTAAATCATCTGCAACAAGTTGTGCATCGTATTTTCTATCTCCTGCAAATCCTGGTGAAGCATTGTCGATTGCCTCTTCGACCATTTTTCTATTTTTTATTCTTTGAACAGCTTCTTTGTTATTTTTTTCCATAGCAGCTAATACTTCTGCTTCTCGTTCTTTAAGACTTTTGGGTTTTTGATCCGTTGTTTTAACTAAATCTGAAAAAGGATTATCTGTTTTCATTAACTCTTTTTCTAAAGTTTTTTTATCTATTTTTCTATCTCTTCCAAATCCATATTGATTGTCAGGAGCAAATTGAGAACTTCCAAAATTTTCTGAAGTAATAGTTTCACCTTGTTTAATAGGTTTCATTTGTTTACCACCTATAATTCCTTTTGATGGATCAATAAGATTACCATCAATATCAAAAACTTTTGCAGATTTTGTAGATTTAATTCCTGATTGATTTCTACCCGTATCAATATTTATTTTAGGTGGGTTTTCTATTGAGTTGATAGCGTTTTCTACTTGATTAGCATTCTTTAATGCGTTTGGTTCAATACCATTTCGCATTAAACGTTCAGCTGTAATCTGCACGTTCATTTCTATTAAATCTCTTTTAGGTAAATTCCGAACCACTCCCGTTTGGCTCTTCGACTTCATCATAGTCTGGACTACCCATTGTCTAATTGCTGTTAGCATCAGTAATAATTCCTTTTAGTTTTCTCGACTTTTTCGTCGATGTAATCTTCAGGATGGTCTATTAGCCCACCTTGTCTGAATCGCATGATTGCTTGTGTTGTACTATCAACCAAGTCATCATGGTCTCCATAAGGAAACGCAGCACACTCTTCGATAACGTCGTCTGCGAATTTCTGCTCAGGAGCCCATATCATACCAGATTCGAACAAAGGTGCAACCGCATTTACACGTGCATGCTTATCATTTCCACGTGAAGGTGTGAAGTTGACAACTGGTATATCCATTTGCCTAAGCTCATAAGTTAGAGGCAGACCTGATGCTTTTGCTTCAATAATAACTGACTCCGGCATCCAATACCTATATTGCTCTAATGCTAGACGTCGAAGTTCAGGAAACTCATAACGTCCTTTGATTGCATCGAGTAATATAAGATTGGCCCCACTATCTTCGTCAGGATAAAATATACCCCATGTTGTGATTGCACTATAGTCAGCTGTCTCCTTTTTTAAAAACGCGGTATCATAAGATTGTATAACATGATGTAATTGTGGAATGTTTTCACCAGTATATGTTCTCCACCATTCTCGTTTTAGAATAGCTCCTTCTTCTGCTGTTGGATTCTGCATCCACTGCGCGTTCCATTTGCCCGTGGGCAGTGTTGCTTGAACCTTCTCTAATTCATCTATCTTCCAATACTCCGGCCATACAGGTTTCGCGTCCTTTGATCCTTGGTCCATGATCGCTGGAAATTCGACCACGTGCCACTGATCAGCTTTCGCTTCTTTTTGATTGTTAATTAATTTACCTGTTAAATCTTTATTCGACCATCTAGTCATTACTAAAATAATTTTACCACCAGGTTGTAAACGCTGACGTGGTCCTGACGTGTACCACTCGTAAGCTGATTCAAGGGCCGTGGGACTTAAGGCGTCTTGCTCTGAATGTGGATCATCAATAATTAATAAGTCGGCACCCCGTCCGGTGATTGCACCGCCAACACCTGCTGCGAAGTATTCACCACCTTGTGCCGTTTCCCACCTACCAGCGGCTTTACTATCTTCTTGTAGTCTTGTTTTAAAAATTTTAGAATAATCATCCGAGTCGATTAGGTTCTTTGCTTTACGACCAAA